CCGAAAAAGCCGCAGCCGAAAAAGCCGCAGCCGAAAAAGCCGCAGCCATGAAATGGACGCTTTCAGCCCGTGAACTTGAAGTGATCGCAGGACTCGGCGGAGGATCCTCCGATGGCTGTTAAACGGGAACAGCCACTGGTGCCGGCGGCCCCAGCATGGCTTGCCGGATCCCTGCGGCAGCGCTGGGAGGAGCTGGCGCCGATCTTCACCCGGATGGGCACGCTGAGCGAGCTGGAGACCGGGAACCTCGCCCGGTACATCGTGGCGGAGAACAACTACCTGCAGGTGTCAAACAACCTGCAGCGGGCGCTCTCCAGCGGCGATGCCGAGGACGTGGGCAAGTGGCTCGCAGCTCAGGAGAAGCTGATCCGCCAGATCATCACCCTGGGTGAGACGCTGGGCCTGACCGCAGAGAAGCGGAAGGCCATGGGCTGGACGATTCCAGCGAGGTGAAACGATGAAGCATCCCTGCACCCAAACCTGCCCGGAGAGGGATCCCTTCTGCAGGATACACTGCCAGAAGTTCCGGGAGTACGCAGCGGCCAAGGAGGCCGAGCGGGAGGCGAAACGGAAGGACTCGCTGATCGGGGACTACATCACCCGGGCCGTCTGGAAGAACCGCCGGATGGTCCGCAAGGGAAAGAGGCGACAACCGTGACGAAGACGAAGGAGCAGATCTATCGACAGCAGATGGAGGCCCTCGGGATCTACGACCAGATCTTTGATCCGGAGATCAAGACCCTGGCGAGACTCGAGCGCGAGCTCACCCGTGCTCAGAAGGCATGGAGCGCCACGGCGCAGCCGGCAGGCAGCGCCCCGTCTTTCCTGGATCCTCACTATGCCGTGCTGCAGAAGCTCCGGTCGGAGATCCTCCAGCACCGCGAGGCGCTGGGCCTGACGCCGAAGTCACTGGCGAAGCTTGTCAAAGCCACCGGGGCCGGCGGCCCCTCGCAGCCGGACCTGATCACCAGCAAGCTCGACCAGATCGCTGCAGCCATGGCGCAGTTCGACGAGATGCCCGCAGCGGAGGAGCTGCTGGATGCTGATCTGAAGGCGGCCATCGCGGAGGACATGGGATGAAGCTGCCCCCGCATCTGCCGGCCGTCCTGGACTATGCCAGGACAACGGCGAAGGATCCGAACGTGGAAGAGATGCAGCAGCTGGCCGCCCGCCGGTTCCTCCGGGATCTGGGCAGCGGCCTCTGGGACTTCCGCCCGGCGCTGGCGGAGTTCGTGATTTCGACCATCACGGGCATGTTCAGCTTCGCCCAGGGCGAGAAAATCGACGGCACGCCCCTGCGCGGGCAGCCCATGGAGCTGATGCCCTGGCATCTCTTCTGCATTTACAACGTATGCGGGTTCTTCCTTAAGGGCACACAGATCCGGCGCTTCACCGAGGCCGACTGGTTTGCTCCCCGGAAGACCGTCAAGACGACGGCCAGCGAGGGCCTGCAGACTGCGCTGGCCTTCTGGTACCGCCGCAGCGGAGCCAAGGCCAAGACGGTCGCGGGATCGCTGAAGCAGGGCATGGAGGGCTTCGACTGGCTGGTCTACAACTTCAAGAAGCTGGGCCTCGTGGCGGAGAACAACCCGCCGGGAAAGCTCCGCCTCCTGGACAGCTCGCTCGGGCACCGCATCGAGGGCGAGTTCTGGGGCGGATATATAAACCTAGAGACGCTGGCCTTCAAGCCTGAGCTGTTCGACTCTTTCAACTCGCAGTTTATCCACCTGGACGAGCTGGAGCTGTACAAAAACGACATCCCCTACACCCGCCTGCGCGACAGCATGAAGGCCTTCTCCAACAAGCTGATCCTCTGCACCTTTACAGCCGGAGACGACGGCCTCGGCTTCGCGGCGCAGAAGCGGGACTACATGGAGAAGATCCTCCGCGGAACCGTCACCGGCGTGGACGCCGACCGGACGCACGTCTTCCTGGCGCAGGCTCCGCAGGAGCCGGATGGTTCCATCGACTACATGAACCCGGAAGTGCACCGGGCGGCCAACCCGGCCTACGGCATCACAATCCGCCCGGACGACATGATCGCCGCAGCGGAGCAGGCCAAGGAACAGCCGAGACTGCGAAAAGAGTTTTTCACCCGGTCGCTGAACCGGTTCGTCAATTCCTACAAAGCATGGTTCGATGTGGAAGAGTTCAGGCGCTCAGACAGGCGCTACAGCTGGACACAGGCAGAGCTCACGAAGCTGGTCTCCTCCTGGTTCGGCGGCGCGGATTTGTCAAAGCTGCACGACCTGACGGCAGCCTGTCTCGCGGGCGAGATCCCCGCCAGAGCAGCTGCGAGTCCGGAGTGGACACCGCCGGAGGACGTTCTGGTGCTGGTTCCGCACTGCTGGTTCCCATTGACCTCAGCAACTGAGAAAGCGGATCAGGATCAGATCCCTCTGTTCGGATGGCAGGAGGACGGATGGCTGGACATGCCGGAGCTCCCGAGCATGGACCCGTCGGAGCCGGTGAAACAGTTTCAGGCGTGGAAGCGCGAGGGCTTCCGAATCAAGGAGACCGGCCAGGATAAAAAATTCGCCCGGCCGTTTACCACGGCGATGAGAAAAGCCGGTTTCCGCGTGAAGGATCAGCCTCAGCTCTACATGCAAAAGAGCGAGGGTTTTCGCTATATCGAGCACAAGGCGAAGATCGGCTGCCTCTACTACCTGCACGCGGAGCCCTTTGAGTATTGTGTCCAGAACGTGCGGGCCGTGGAAAAGGTCGACGACGCGGTGCAGTACGAGAAGATCGCCGAGCGCGAGAGAATTGATGTTTTTGATGCCGCCGTCTTTGCGACGGTGAGGCTGCTGATCAGCACCGACCGGAGCTCGGCCGGGGCCGGATGGTTTGAAGATGAAAACGGGACGCCCAAAGAGGGCGAGACGATCGGCGGCGGTCGCCGCACAGGATGGAGGCAAAGATGAAGAAAAAACAGGTTAAACGGAAGCCACTTCCCCAGGCGAGAGACCGCCCCAGGCCGCGGACAGGATCCGGAGCCCGTCGGAGCAGCATACAGGGCACGCTGGACGAGCTGCAGTCGAATCTCCTCCTCTGGATGGGGTCGGACGACATCTGCATGCCGGGGTACACCCGGCTGAGCGACAACCCTGAGATCCAGACCGCCTGCCTGCGGATCGCTGAGCTGATCGGCAATATGACGATCTACCTGATGGAAAACACCGAGGACGGGGACAGACGGGTCCAGGATGAGCTCTCGCGGATGATCGACATCACTCCCTGGCGAAATATGAATCGGTCGCAATGGCTGATTGTAAACGTCATGAACATGCTGCTGTATGGCCGGGGCGACGCGATCTGTGTTCCTCATACCCGCAGCGGCCTCCTGGAGGGCATGGAACCGATCGCCCCCACCCGGGTCAGCCTGATGCCGATCGGCGGCAGCTATGCGGACTACCGCGTGCTGATCGACGGGATCGCGCGGGATCCGGCGGAGCTGATGCACTTTGTCTATAATCCGGACCCGGTTTACCCGTGGAAGGGCCAGGGCGCAACGGTGACGCTGGCAGACGTGGCCAAAAACCTGCGACAGGCTCAGAAAACAGAAAACGCCTTTATGGCCAGCGAGTGGAAGCCATCGGTCATCGTCAAAGTGGATGCCCTGAGCGATGAGTTCTCCTCACCGGAAGGCCGCCAGAAGCTGCTTGACAGCTACGTCAAACCGGCGCAGCCCGGCCAGCCGTGGCTGATCCCGGCGGAAAGCTTCCAGGTTGAACAGATCCGGCCTCTGAGCCTCGCGGACATCGCAATCAGCGACACCGTCGAGATGGACAAGCGAACGGTGGCCGCGGTGATCGGAGTCCCGGCATTCCTCCTGGGCGTGGGCGACTTTAAACGGGACGAGTTCAACAACTTCATCCAGACAAAGGTCAGATCCGTCGCCGAGATCATTCAGCAGGAAATGACCCGCGCGCTGATCTGGAGCCCGGCGCGATACATCCATCTGAACTACTGGAGCCTGCTGGACTACGACGTCCAGGGCATCAGCAAGGTCCTCCTGGATGGTGCCGACCGTGGCTTCGTCAATGGCGACGAATGGCGTGACCGGATGCACCTGCCGCCGGCCGGCCTCAAAGAGTACAAGATCCTCGAGAACTATATCCCCTACGACATGAGCGGGGAGCAGTCCAAACTCACAGGAGGCGACTCGTGAAGCTGACGCTGAGCTGCCCGCATGCCAGCTATGGCGAGGGCATGAAAATCCGGTGCTCCAGGCAGAACGGAGGCCCCTGCGCCTTCCAGTATTTTAAAGCCTGTAAAGGCTGGTGGGAGCTGCGGCCAAATGCCGCCGGCTGCCTGCTTCGCCGAAAGGAGGCAAACTATGAAACACGATAAAGCCCGCGACCAGCTCCGGCAGGTCCGCAGCGTGCCGACCCGGTTTGAGACCCGGGAGGAAAACGGCGAGCTGCATATCTCCGGACACTTCGCGGTATTTAACAGCGATTACGAAATAGGCCCCGGCATGAGCGAGAGCATCGCACCGGGCGCCTTCCTCGGCAGCCTGAACGGTGACGTCCGGGCGCTGACCAACCACGACAGCACACTGGTTCTGGGGCGGACCACAGCAGGCACGCTGCGGATCTGGGAGGATGAGATCGGCCTGGCCGGCGATATTCTCATAAACCCCAAGGATTCCGACGCCATGAACACCCGCGAGCGCGTGCTCCGGGGCGACGTGAACCAGTGCAGCTTCGGGTTCAGGATCCTGAACGAGGAAACGGACTACAGACCGGACGGTTCTGTCCACTGGACGATCCGCGAGGTGGAACTGTACGAGGTCAGCGTCTGCACCTTCCCTGCCTATGAGGCGACAAATGTACAGGCCCGCAGCGAAGAGCTCGCGGAGATCCGGGAGCGGGAGACCGCAGCCTGGAAGGATAAACAGAAAGAGAGGCTCAGATCATGGCACTGAAAGCTCTGCTGATCGGCAGAAAACTGACGGAAAAGCGGAACGCCCTCCAGTCCCTGCAGGACCGGACCGCGGAGTTTGACACCCGCGAAGCATCCTACGCCGCGGCGATCGAAGAAGTCACCGAGGAAACCAGCCCCGAAGAGCGTTCTGCGCTGGAGAGCGCGATCGATGAGTTTGAACAGGAGCGCAGCGCCCACAATGACGCCATCGCCGCCCTGCAGACCGAGATCAGCGAACTCGAGAACGAACTGGCAGCTGAAGAAGCCCGCCAGAACACAACCCCGCCCGCCGTGCCGGAGATGCGCGACGGCGACCATCATGAAGAGAGAAGGGAGAATACCAGCATGCTTACTGCTACCCGCGCCAGAATCTTTGGCAAGATGAACACCCAGGAGCGCAGCGCCCTCTGCGCCCGCCCCGAGGTCTCCGCGTACCTCACCGAAGTCCGCAGCTCCATCCGCGAGAAGCGCGCCATCACCAACGTGGGCGTCACGATCCCGGAAGTGCTCCTGCAGCTGCTGCGTGAGAATCTCATCAATTACTCCAAGCTCTACCGCCATGTCCGCGTAGTCCCGGTCAGCGGAACTGCCCGCCAGCCCATCATGGGCACCATCCCCGAGGCAATCTGGACCGACTGCTGCGCCAACCTCAACGAGCTGACGCTGGCATTCTATGATCTTGAGATGGACTGCTTCCGCGTCGCCGGCTATTTTGCCGTCTGCAACGCGAACATCGAGGACAGCGATCTGGACCTCATCGCAGAGCTGATCGAGGCCATCGG